AACCGGTGGCAGACGAAGAAGAGCATCTAAAAGACGTGGCGGAGCAACTGGCTTAACTGGGGGTGCAACTGGTGGCAGACGTAGAAGAGCATCTAAAAGACGTGGCGGAGCAACTGGCTTAACTGGGGGTGCAACTGGTGGTAGACGTAGAGTATCTAAAAAAGGCTCTAAAAGACGTGGCGGAGCAACTGGTGGTAAAAAAAGAGGATCAAAAAAAATGAGACGTGAATTAAATCCAAAATTAGCTAAATATCAAGAATTATCAAAATTAGTACGTGAACATAGTACTGATAAATCAATTAGCCCAGTAGCAAAAGCTGCTAAAAAAGCATTTGAAGAAGCAAAATCAAAATTCCCAAGTAAAGAAATGATGGATCAAGTTGATGAAGCCAAAAAATTATTTAAAGAAAATCCCAAAAAATATTTATAAATTAATTTTATAATATAATATTATTATATTCCATGTATAATAATACGATCAACTTCATTTGAATTAATAATTTCATTATTAATTAACCATAATTTAACATTATCTGATTGATTACCTTGTAATTGAATTATTTCTCCTAGTTTTTCATCTTCAACAACACATCCATTACAAGAAAATATTTTTTTCATATTCTTACATATTCTTTTAAGATCTAAATCAGATTCTAAATCTTGGATAATTGTTATTTTTCTTCTACCTTGTTGCTGTACTCGGACATGAATTGGTTTTTTTATAAAATCATCAAAATTATTAATATTATTTTCAATATTAAGATCCATTTTATTAATATTATTATAATAAATTTATAATAATATAAAATCAATTTTTTACGTTAATATATTAAATTCCTCGCCATCATTTAATATTTCTAAAACAGATGGTTTTCTCCCACTATTTTTAATTCTATCAAAAACATCAAAAGCTTTTGATGCTCCAATATCAACTCTCCATACTTTATCACTACAAGTACTATTAATTCCTTTATCAATTTGTGGAGTATGACCAATTACTAATCCTTTTAAACTATTTTTTGTATTACCCCATATTTTTAATGTTTCTGATATTGAATCTTCACATCTTGAATCTTTATATGATAATCCAGACGGTAAATGTCCTAAAATACGTGTCCAAAAAGGTGATTCATTCGGAGTATTTATTAATGTATCAATATTTGAATCTTCGTCATCTATTTTTTTTAATAACCATTTTCGTATTAATGAATTAATCTCACCAACATTATATTTTTTTGCTAATTCTGGAACAATTCCACCGTGAACAAAAATAAAACTTCCTACTATTACTGCAGATTGTCTAGTACATGCTAATTTTTCATTAATAGTTTCTTTAAATGCATATTTACGACCTTCTACACCATCATTAAATGTGGTACCATCTTTTTTTTTATATTTAGCATTTTCACCTTCAAAATCATCATTATGAACTCCTTTATATGATGCATAATTGATATTTCCTTGATAATTCATTAATTCATGATTTCCTAATAAACTAATAACCATACCCTTATTTTTTTTTGCTAATTTATTTAATTCAGTAAATAAATCTAAAATTTTTATATCACTGTGTTCATCATCAATTGTAGCTTCTTTATCTCTTACACAAACAGTTCCAAATCCAACTGGTCTACATCTATCAACTTGATCACCTACTTGTACAACGATTGTATCATCACCAATCCATTTATAATATTCTTTAGAATTATCTTCATATTTAATTTCGATTGTATTTTTATTTTTTTCTGTTTTTTCAATTACTTTTGCAATTAATAAATTTTTGATGGTTAAATGTAAATCTCCGTGTACATCTCCGATTGCAATTATCCTTTTTCTTTTAGTTAAAGTATCTGGAAGATTGATATATCCTTTACAAAGATCTTTAAAATCACTTGAATATTGATCTTTATTTTTATTCATATATATATTATATTATATAATTAATTTTTAATATTTTTATAAAAATTATAAGCATATAAATCTTCAATTTCATTTTTATCATAAATTCTAAAATTTTCATCAACATCTTCATGTATATCTCCGATTATATCTGCTCGTTGTCTTGTTCTTATATATCTAAATTCAGGCAATGTTTTACATTTATAATGATTTAATTGAATAACACTATTATCAATATTATTACAAAATGGACCTTTAATAATAGAATTATTAGTTGATTTAATATATCCCTTTGATAGATTTACATCATGACAAGTATTAAATGATTCAAAGTAATCTTTTTTAAATAATGTTTTAATGTGCATATTGCTATGTAATTCACACATTGTAAAACGTATAGTTACAGGTTCATTTGTTTTTTCATTTCTACCATTAGAGCCAAAAAAGCGCCAATTCATTCCAATACCTTCACAATCGCCAACAATATATTCTTCAATAAAATCACATATATTTTTATGTTTTTTCAAAACAATAAATTCATCAATGTCAATATGTGCAACATGAGTTATATTTATATTAAATAAAAAATTATTTATAAAATGATCTAATGCCATATATTGAACTGGTTTTTGATAATTATTAAATGGTAAATGTATAAATTTAATATTATTTTTATATTTACTTAATAATATTTCATATGTTGGTATATCTTCATTATCATATAAATATATAAATTTAAAACCTAATGCCAAATGATATTTTATAAATTCTTCTATATAATCATGTTCTTTTTTTGCAATACAAATAATTACTGGTTCCATATATATTATATTTATAAATTATAAATATAATATTATTAATTTTTTTTAGATATATGAAAAATTATCATATTTTTCTTTATTTATTTTTGGAACTATTGTTTTAGTAATACTTCCAGTAGTCTTAGAACTGAGAGCTTTAATTAAATTTATTTTAGGAGATTTTAATTTTGGTGATTTAGACTTTATACTTAATGTAGGTAAACTTGATATAGATGATTCTGATCTAGATGAATCTGATTTACTTGAATTTGATTCATTTGATTCACTTGATTCACTTGGTAAATTTAATTTTGGTGAGCTAGATCTTGATGAACTTTTGAATTCAGGACTATTTGCAATTTCTATTAAAGAACGAGTATTAATATTTTTTAATTTTATTGCATCATCTCTAGTAATTTTCTTTTGTTTTAATAATCTATCAATTAAATTCATTTTTTTAGATTTTCTTTTGAATAAGAATCTTTTAGATCTTTTTTTTGATAGTTTTTTTTTATTAAATAATGAATTGTTAAATAAAGATACTAACATTATATTAAATCTATTTTTACTTTCAGTATTCATTAAAACAACAGTTGCTGTTAACATTAATAATGCTAAAGTAATATTCTTAGTAGAAATATAATATATAAAACCAATCATTAATAATCTACTAAAAGTACTACTATATAATGTTAATATATTCGATGATAATCTTGATTGATGTAAACTTCCAAATAATAATGTAAATACAACAATTACAATAAATAAATATTTATTATCTAATATGTTATTTACTGAAGTATCTGCATTTTTTATAAAATTATTTAAATAATTAGAAATAAATACAGAAGAATTATTTATTGAGTCCATAATATATTATTTTATATAAAAAATAAAATTTTAATAAAAATTGATAATTAAATTATTACTTAGAAGAACTAAATTATTATATTATAATGAAATCAAAAAAAAATAAAATATTAGATAAATCATTCTATATTACAAATAGTGGATCATATATATTGAAAAAGAGTTTTAATGAAAATGAACTTAATATTATTAAAAAAGAATTAAATATTTTGCCAAGAATTACAAATGATTTTCAAATTGAAAAAAATGAACCATTTGATATTTATGCAGAAACAACAGATAAATTATTTATTCCAAGATTTTATGGAAAAAATAAATTTACTGAAATACAAAATTCAATTAAACCTTCAAATTTATTAGAAATAAAATTTAATGGTGAATTAAGAGATTATCAAAAAAATATTGTTGATATTGTTCTTCCTAAAATAAAAAATGATGGAGGAGGATTATTATCAGTACCAACCGGAAGAGGAAAAACAGTTATTGGTTTGTTTTTAGCAACACAAATAAAATGTAGAACATTAATTGTAGTTCATAAAGAATTTTTAATGAATCAATGGATCGAAAGAATTAAACAATATACAAACTGCACTATCGGTAAAATTCAACAAAATAAAATAGATATTGATAAAGATATTGTTGTGGGGATGTTACAATCTATTTCAATGAAAGATTATGATGTTGATATATTTTCAAAATTTGATTTAGTTATTTACGATGAATGTCATCACTTATCATCTAGAGTATTTTCCCAAGCTTTATTAAAAATTAATACTCCTTATACATTGGGTCTATCAGCAACTCCAAATCGAGCTGATAAAACAGAAAAAGTATTTCATTGGTTTTTAGGAGATATGATGTATAAAGAAGAAGCAACATTAAAACATAAAGTCAAAGTAGAAATTTATAATTATTCAGTTAAAAATAAAGGATTTAGAGATATTATTGGAAAAAATGGAAAACCAATTCAACCAATAATTGTAACTAATTTAAGTGAAATAGATAAAAGGAATGCATATATATATGATCTAATTTATAATATTAAAGAAAAAGATCCATCCAGAAAAATGCTAATTCTTTCAGGTAGAAAAGATCAATTAAATAAATTAAATGAATTATTAAAAGATGTATTTGAAGGAGAAATTGGATTTTATATTGGAGGAATGAAAGAGAAAGACCTTAAAATATCTGAATCAAAAGATTTAATTTTAGCAACATATGAAATGGTTAGTGAAGGATTAGATATTCAAGCACTAGATACTATGGTTATGTGCACACCAAAAGCAGGCGTTAATCAAACGATTGGTCGTATTTTAAGAAAAAAACCAGAAGATTATGAAAATCAACCTTTAATTATTGATATAGTTGATCAAATACCAACAACAATATTTATGGGAATGGCAAGAAAAAAAATTTATACATCAAGAGAATATGAAATAACTTATTTTGATATTAAAGAAAATAATACAGAAAAAACTTGGGAACATGATTATACTAAATTTACAAAATTTGTTAAAGGTAATGATGGATTTATTGATTCAGATGATGATAAAAAATAATTTATTTAATTTTAAAATCTAAACTATATTATGTCTTATTATTCTATTGATGGAATATTTCATAAAAATATGTATGAAAATTTTAATGAACCAGTAAAAGTAGCAAAATATGATCCTAAATTTTCAATTATTAAAAATAATAATAGCCGTAAAAAAGAAGAAAAACTAAAAGAAATAAATAAATTATTAAAAATGAATGATTTACAAAAAATTAATTATTTTATTCAAAAAAATAAATTAATAAATTTTTATGATAAATATAAAAATTTAGTTACTTTAAATATAACAAATGATAATGATATATGTATTTCAAAATTAGAAAAAGATATATGTTTAAAAGATTCACAATTTGAAATTAATATTGATCAACAAAAAAAATTAAATCAAATAATTAATAAAAAATTAGAAATAAAAAATAATAATTTAAAAGAACAAAAAATAAATAAACAATTAGGAATATTTTATAGTGCACCTGAACCGGTTAAAATAAAAAAAATTAAACCAAATTTTTTTGTTAATTATTAGAAATAACTAAATAATCCATATATTTGTGTATCAGTTTCACTTCTATCATTAAGTATTACAAAAGTTTTACTTAATCTACTCATTAATTTAATTCGAATATTTTCTTCTATATCAACAATTTTAACATGATTTATTAAATTAAAAATAATATCAATATTTGAATATCCATTTTTTTTTATATTTAGATAAAATTTTACACAATCATAAAATTCACCATTAATCATTCCAATTAATAATTTATCTAATAAGTTTTTTTCTATTTTATTTGTCATTAAATTTCTAAAATTTATTTTATCTTTAGAATTAATACCTTTATTAATAACTTCTAAATTTATTAATGATGATCTCATATCTCCTTCAGAATTTATTATAATTTCATTTAATATTTCTTCATTTATATCTATTTTTTCAATATTACAAATTTCTTTTAATCTATTTAACATATTTTTTGGAGTTACTTTATTAAATTTTACAATAATAGATTTACTTTGTATTGATTCTATAATTTGTGTTGAATCATTACATGTAAATGTAAAAATAGTAGTATCATTATATTGATCAATTAAATCGCTAATTACAAATTGTGCTTTTGGTGTAATATTATCAGCTTCATCAAATATAATAAATTTAGGAATTTTATTATTATTTTTATCAGTTACTATTTTTTTACAAAAATGAATTATCATTTTATCAACAATATCAAGACCTCTATTATCTGATGCATTTAATTCTAATACTGCTTCATTATAATATATTCCAGTTACTTGTTTTGCAAATGCTATTAATGTACTTGTTTTTCCAACACCTGGATTTCCAGTTAATATCATATTTGGATATATTTTGGTTTTAATTATCATATTAAATTTATCTCTTAATATATCATCAAATAATATATCTGATATTTTAGTTGGACGATATTTTTCGATCCAAGGTAAATCTTCCTTATTCATTTACTTATAATATAATTGTGTATTTATGTAAGTTTTATTTTTATCAATTTTAATTTATTCACAATATATATGAATTTTCAAAATAAATATTTAAAATATAAATCAAAATATTTAAAACTTCGTAATAAAATACTATTAGGTGGTACTACAATTCAAGAATATTTATTAAAACCAGGATTAACAAAATTTGAAAAAGCATTAGCAAATTTTATTTGGGAAGATACTAGTGGAAACCCAGAAGATGATATTAATTTTGATTTTGAGATAAAAGCAGTATATAATAGATTATATATTCCAAAAGAAAATAAGGAAGAAAAAATTAAAATTATAAACCTTGATATGAATAATCTTTTATTAAAATATCCGGATGAAACAAAAATAAACTATATAAAAAATGATATTGATGGTGTAGTATTAGTATTTAAAACTATTGTGATTAGAATTTTTAAATGTGATTTTATTTATAAAAATAATTTAAATGAATTGTTTGATTTATTATCTCTTAATAAAAGTCTATATCTAGAAGAAATTTGTGAGATTTATATAAATGAAGGTAATAATTTATATTATGTAGTATCTAATAAAATAACAGCTTTTGAGTCTAATACTAAATTACAAGCAGATAAAATTCCTCAGATAAGAGATAATATAAAGAATGGATTAGAATATTTAAATAGTAGAGGTTGGTATCATCATGATGCACGTATAGATAATATAGGATATGATACAATAACAAAAACATATCGATTATTTGATTTTGGATCTTCTCGAAATAAAATAAATAATGATATAGAAATGTTAGAAGGATCAATTGAATTTCGTAGTAGAATTTAATCATGAATTATTTTTTATTATTATAATTTATAAAAATTGAATTATAAAATTATTTAATATATAGAGATATCTATATATTGAATCATGGACTTTATAGAAGAATTAAAAAGTATAATAGAAATATATTTAAATGAAAATAATTATGATTATTTAACAAATCACGAATTTAATGATTTAATAAATTACTCACATTTAAATATTGAAGAATATTTTGAAATGAAAATAGATAGAAAACTTATTAAGGATAATATTAAAAAGTTATTCGATAAATATTATTATTATAATGGTCAACAATTTATTAATCAAATAGATCAAACTGAATATGATAAATTAGAACAACATTATTTATATCTATTAAATTTACCCCAACCAGAACAAAAAAGTAAAGAGTGGTTTGATATGAGAAATAATATGATAACCGCATCGTCAGCCGCACAAGCTATGGGTGAAAGTAAATATGATACAATGGATCAATTTATATATGAAAAAGTATTTGGAAGAGAATTTAGTGAAAATAAATTTGTACATCATGGAAAAAAATACGAACATATTGCAACAATGTTTTATCAACATGTATATAATGTAAAAATTGGAGAATTTGGTCTATTAAAACATCCAGAAATAGATTTTATTGGTGCAAGTCCAGATGGTATATGTAGTGCTTATACATTAGATGGTATACGCGGATCACCATTATTAGGAACAATGGTAGAAATAAAATGTCCAATGACAAGAGAAATTAAAACTAGTGGAGATATTAAAGATGGTATTTGTCCATATTATTATTGGGTACAAGTACAATTACAATTACAATGTTGTAATTTAAATAGATGTGATTTTATTCAATTAAGTATTAAAGAATATGAAACAGATGAAGAAACAACTGCACAAGATAAATTTATGAATGATAATCATTTATTAGATCATACTGAAAATCAAAATAATATGGTTAAAATTAATCAAAATTTTGGAAGAGGAGCATTAATACAATTATTACCAATTAAATTTACTCAAAAAGTTCAATATGAAAAAAGAGAATGGTATAGTAAATATATATATCCTCCATCATTAGATATGACTAAAGGTGATGTATTAAATTGGATAGATGATGAAAAAAAGAAATTTAAATTAAATCCACTTTCAAAAGATTATAAATTTGATAAACCATTATTTTTTCGAATTGTTACAACTCATAATACAATTATATTACGAGAAGATAAGTGGTTTGAAGAAGCAGTACCTAAATTAAAAGTAACATGGGATAAAATAAAATTTTTAAGAGAAAATAAAACAGAAGCATTAAAATTTAAAGAAGCTATTGATAGTAAGAAAAAAACTAAATTAGTATTTATACCAAGTGCAACGAAAAAAAATGATGGATTTTTAGATTCAGAAGATTAATTTATTTATAAATATTAATCATAATTTCTCCCCATTTATAAATATCATATTCTGGATATTTTTCAAATAAATTCTTTATTAATTCTTTTTTTTCATCTGTAAGCATTTTTAGTAAATCAAATATTTTAATAATTTCATTTAATTCATTTAGAACTACTTGCATAATTTGACCTGCCGTTGATAATTCATTATATAATGAATGGCCAAACATTAATGATTGGCCACTTTTTTTTCTTCTATAATCTACATATATTGTATGTATTATTTGACGAAATTTCTTAATAAAAAATATTTTAATAATTTCATCTATTTCATCACTTTTACCAATAATATCAACCATTTCAGAATCTTTCATTAAAGTAAAATTTATAAAATCATAAAAATCATTATATATTGGTTTATTTTTAATTAAATCGGTACCACAACCACAATTATTTCCATAAGTAATATCAATTAATATTTTATTTTTAAATAATTCTTTATTTAATGATTTATTAAATAATTCAAATCTTAAATTATCTAAATCATAACCAGTATATTCTTGTACTACTAATTTACTATTAAATTTTAAAGTTAGATCACATAATTTTTCAATGAACCAATCATTGGTTAAATCATTCCATCTATTTTTATGGGTAAATGATCCTCCAATTATAATTGATTCTACACGGTTATCTTTAGTACGCCAAATATGAATATTCTCATATTTAGTATATTCAAAATCTAATTTATAATTTGTATTCCATTTATTTGATTTATGATATTCTGTCATCATTTGTATTTTTTCATTCATTTGTATATGATTATTTTCAAATACTTCATCAATATTAATAATACGTATTGTATCATCTGTATTATCTAATATATCTAATATAAATTTTGGAATAATTTGATCATATCTTTCATTTAATTCACTTATCGAGCAGTGCGGAGCTGATCCAATTGCGAAATATGTAAAATTTACAGGATTATGATTACAATTTTGCAGTAAATAATTTAAAGTATCATTCATTTTATTTGACATTTTAATTTTACAATTGTATCTTAGGATTAATAATATAAATTTCAATTTTTAATAGCCTATAAAAATTGAAAAAAAATTATATAAATGATGTAAAAATAGCTTCAATTTTAAAAAATGTCTGATTCTATTATGTCTGATAAATTTTTTTCTTCTGCTGTCTGCTCTGGAGGTGGTAGAGCTGAAAGCGGTAATTCTCTCGAAGGCTGTTCTTATTTTGGTCGTCAAGAAGCACTGTTTATGATTGATACATATAAGCCATCGCAGTTGGAGACATATTTAAGCGAAGATAGGAAGCTTAGTAATATGACTGCTCTGGTTATTCCACGTTCGTCAAAAGATCCCGAAGATACTTCGTATCAGGTAGTTGTTGCTGGGACAACACTAAAGGCTGCCGAGCTTGCGATGTGGAAGATCAGTCAACCTGGTATTACAAAGTTTTCAAAATTCTTTGAGAAACATTCGGGTGGTTTTCCAATTGATGAAGTTAGGGGGATGCTTGGAGGAATGAGTGAATGTAGCTTACCTTTATTGGTTGAAGCTGTTCCAGAAGGATTAGTAGTTGAACGTGGAACTCCAATTCTGCGTATTACTGCACGTCCTATAAATGGTAAAACTCATGGTTGGGTAGTACCAATGTGGTTAGAAGAATATCAACGTGTTTGGTATTCTTGTACAACTGCAACAATTGTTGCAGAATATCGTGATGATCTTTATCATTGGATAAAGCATACAGTACCGCCAGCTGCTCAAAAGTTTACCCATGGTATTATTGCATGGGATTTTGGAGCACGTGCTGGTTCAAGTTTTCAGAGTATGGCTATTGGTGGTCTTGCGGTTCTTCAAGCAGGAGTTACAGGAAGTGATACTATGGCTGCAATTGATCTTGCACATACATTTATACCAGATTATGTAGTTGATGCAGATGGTAATCGTATTCTTGATTCAGAAACAGGTGAACCAGAGATTGAGTTAGCCGCAGGAAA